GTTGAAATCGCCCTGTAAGGACGTTAAAACGTCTTTCATGTACGAATGTGGATAAATTAGTTATAAGTCTCTTAGAAGTCCTTCTATGATGGCTTCATAGTCATCTTCAATACCTATGGTTTTAAGTAAAGTATCTGAATCTAAATGATAAATTTCATACTTATCTTTAGTACCATTCATCTTCACATAGAAAGGTTCTCCATCTATAGCTGCTAAATGCCTTTCGATTGCACCTTTATGACTAGCTAATCTTGGTTGATTCCAGTTAAAAACATTAGAAGCATCAGAGTTTTTCCTGTTTGTATATACAGTCCAGTATCTACTGTTTTGTTGGATGTCATGTTCTAAGATCATACCTCCAGTAGCAGTTACTCGACGAGTGCTTGTTGCTCGAAGGTCATCGTTAAAGTTTTTTCGTTCTCTTTTTAACCTATTAAAATTAGCTTTGTCTTCATCAGTTGACCAAGCTATATTTTCATTTCTTCTATCACCAGCAGCTCTGTTGGTCCTATTTCTATCCGTCATCTTTTGATGAGTCACCCTTGGTCCTCCAGCATAATCGCTTCTAGCACCAAAAGTTCCAGTTCTTTTAAGTCTGTATAAGTCTCCGTCAAATCTTCTGGTAAAACCTAACTCTTCATACTTTTCGTATATATCTTCAAAACCAACAAAGTTTTCTCCTCCTTCTTTATCAGGAAAAAGCTTTTTCATTGCCGCTCCAAAGTCTTGAAAGTGTTCAACAGAACCTTCTGGCTTTTTACTGACCCAAGTTTTAATGTCATCAAGAGAATTTATCTCTGCATCTTTGACGACATTCCATGAATATAAAGGAGATGAACGACCTTGTAATACTCTTTGACTAGCTGCAAACTTTCTTGAAAGAGCAGAAGTTGGTTTTCCATTAGAAGGGCTATCTTCAAGACCTCTGTAATCTGGTTCGTCTACAACTTGTGTAAACCCAGTATTTTTTAAGTTGGCTTTTTTAGCTCTTTGTTCTTTGACGTAGTAACTTGCTAAAGATCCGTTACCGTTAAGTCCGTTCTTTCCGTTCTTTCCGTTCTTTGCAACTAAATCCGCACCATTAGCCAGCACCTTCTTCCCATTGCCGAGAAGAGGCTTGATAATTGCTTTCATTAAAAAAGCCCCTTTCGGGGCGGTTATTGTTTACTTTCTGAGTCCTTTAGCTTTTTGAGCTGTGATCGAATTAGGGTATCGTCTTATAAATTCTGCTTTCGTCATCTTCTTCTTCTTCATAGCTTGGAAGTCTTTGTTCTTCGCACGTAACTTATCTACATGTGCCTTACCAAATCTTGCTTCGTTTTTAGCTCTTAGCTTTGCTCTAGCTGAGCCGGGCTTTGGTGAGTTGGAAGTAGTTGTATTGTTTGATTTATTCTTCTTAGCTTGTCGTGATAACACTCTGCTGTAAGTTTCTGTTTTATTTTTTTTATTACCTTGATTCTGAATTTGTAACTGTAACTTTCTGTTTTCGTCAGGATCCACTCTAAAAGTAGACAAATTAGGATTATATGTCTTAGTAGCTGTCTTAGCGTTGTAATCCTTATTTCCTGTGTAATTCTTATTTCCTGAGTAATAAGTCTTTTTAATTTTTAAACCAGAGTTATTTTGATTCTTGTTAACTTTCTTTTGCTTGTTGATGTTTTTGGTAGTTGAGGATTCTCCAGATTTACCTTTAAATTTATTCCTGATTCTTTTAGCTATTTTTAAACTGTCTTTAACTAAATTTCTTTCAGACTTCATCTTTTTTTTGGCTGCATCATATTCTTTAACAGTCATGTCTTTGGGTTTACCAAGTCTGTTAAATAGTGCATCAGTAAGACGCCTTCCACCTTCCATTGCTAAAGCTGCTCTTGCACCAGTTCTTCTTTGTCCTTTTAGGGATTTGTCTGTGAGCTTATCTTTAGATTTAGCAAAAGTTTCGCCAGCTTTAGCTTTAACTTCACCTTTATAAGCTTGATAACTTTTATTAAGCCTAGACATCAACTTTTGACCTTTTGTCTTAGGTTCTGGATTAGCCTGTTGAGGTGTTTGGTCTTTAGCTGCTAATTTAGTTTGTAATTTGCCGTACTGTTTCTTTCCTGTATCTAAGGCTTTTTTTCCTTGTTCTTTAAGAAACTTACCAGTTTTACCAGCAGTTTCTTTAGCAATTTTTAGATTCTGATTACCTTTAGGTTTGTTTTTAGAACCTACAGGTCTACCTCTTTTTGCTGGTTGTTTAGTTGGTTGTTTATTTGTAGTCTTTGCAGGTGTCTTAGACTTAAGTGTAGTCTTTGCAGGTGTCTTAGACTTAGGTGTAGTCTTTGTAGTTGACTTACTCTTTGTCTGAGTTCTAGTTCTTGTCCTAGTTTTTGTAGCTGTAGTTGTTTGAGGTGTTTCAACAGCTTTTGTTTTACTGGTTGTTTTTCCAGTTGCTAGCGATTTGCCTTTTGCTGCCGTAGACTTAGGTTTAGTTGTGGTTGTACCTTTTGTTGTCTTAGTTGTAGTGGTAGCCTTTTTGTTAGCAGTTTTTTGCTTTTCAATATTCTTTTTAGTGGAATCAATTTTAGTCTTCTTTTCTTGAAGTTCTTTCTGCTTTTTTAAGTATTCTCTTAAATTTTTTTTATAACGGGCATCTCCTGCTGGACCCGTAGCATAGTTACCTCTCTTAGGTCGTGCCATTTTAATTTATGTGTTGATGAATAATTAATTCTCTAAGTGGCTGGAATCCAAATGCCTTTCGCATCCATCCGAGCCAATGACTACTACCTTTGTCTGCATTACATTTTCTGCACGCGCATACAACATTCGTTGTAAGATCCTGTCCGCCTTTACTACGAGGCTTGACATGATCGAGTGTAAGTTCTTTAAATTCATAAGTTTCTCCGCAATAAACACATGTACAATTAAAGTGCTCTTTTACAGCTCTTCTCCAGAGCCGTTTAGAATCTGAACTCGTCATGGTTATTAGGTTTTGTAAGTAATGTTTTGGACTAGGTAATAGAGGGGTCATGCAATCTTTTTGTGTGCTTTAATTTTTAATCGGCTTTTTCTATTGGTAGATGGAGATTGGAGTCTTCCTTTCGTGGTACTCCCTTTGTAGTGAGCAGCATCTTTGCCGTCACCATTCCCGTAGGTTCCAAGTTGTCTATTAAGTCGATTTGCATTAACACGTAGAGCTAATCCCTTTTTTGTTTTGTTGTATTTTTTTTGCTGCGTAAGTCTTTTCTTCTTAGCTGCTGGGTTGGATTTATAGTATTCAGATGTTCCTGCCATAAAGCTTCGCCTGTACTAATTCTGGATCAACAGTTGGCATAACCTTAGATAGTTTCTCTAAAGGATTTCCGTTATAAGCAACTCCGCTAATGTCATTAGCTTTAAGCCAATCACAAGCTGCTTTTAAGTCTTGAGTGGTAGCTTCGCCCGCTTTGATACGAGCAAGAAACTCCTTTGTAACTAGATTATGCAACTCGTTGAATTGATCTTCAGTTGCTTTCTTTTTCATTTATAGTCCTAAGCCTTTCTTAACCATTGCTAAGGCTTTATCATCTAGCTCGTTATCACTCTGCTCTACTAATTTTTCAAGTAGTTCAATTACAAAAATCTTAAATTTTGGTGATCTAAGTGCAGAGAGTACGAATGGTTTTGCGATTGCTAACATTATTTTTTCTTGGGTAAAAGTGATTGAATAGGTACGACATCAGAACACAAGTGATAAACACGAGTTCCGGGTCGTATGGTAAAGCCTTTTTGCATAAGCTCGGCGCATTTGAGAGCACGCACGAGCTCGAAATCTAATTGCATCTTTTCTTCTTGACGTTTAGCTATGGCTTTACACTGTTTGTATCCTTCCTTATCTAAAGGAACCATGAAGTTAACTTGGAACCCCCAGTTCTCATTTAACTGATAACTAGAAGGGTATAAGTCTCTTGTATCTTCATCCGCAGAATACGGATTGACATGGCTCCCCATATAGAAAGGACTAAACGTCATTGTTGATCCATTACATGAAATGTTTGGACCATAGTTTTGCCGTGACGAAGCTCCATTGTTCTGGAATTGTATAGCCGAATTGGTCACATTTCCGGTCGCTGCTGCCACGGGATTACTATTATTATTGGTGTCTCCTTCAGCTAATACTGGGCTTACTGTGAGAATACAGAGAGCGAAGTAGTAGTGGAGTTTATGGTGTAGTTTCTTGTAGTATTCCATTCTTCTACAAGCCCTGCTGCTCTAGTTGTTGTTTCTAGATTCCAAGGCAAAGTGGTGTCAGTAACAGTAAATACTGCATCTCCTCCAGAGATACCAGCACTAGCTGCTGCTGTTATGTTTGAACCAGACCAAGTGTTAACGGCTGCACCGAACACTTCCTTTACTTCTACCTCAGTTATAACTTGAGTTGTAGTGGTCGTTGAGTTCATACTCCCTGTTGTGAACTGGGGAGTGACAGTATTGGCTCTAGCTATGCTGGGTGCTAACAGAGCTAAAAGCAAGATTAGTTTTTTCATGCTTTTGGTTTGTCTTTATGTGCCATAGGGCATACAGGTGGTTTGCTTCCACCGTTCTTACCAGTAGTCAAGCCGAATGTGGCAAGTGCTCCCGTAAAAACGCTGGCTACGAAAGTGATATCTGAGTTACCAGATTTCTTAACCATAGGAATATCAACGTAGTTCATCGTAATAATGAATCCACTCCAGACGACAACTCCCAATCTTACAAAAGTACCAAGTACTTCTATTTGATGTTCCTTATCTTCTGCGACATCTTTTAATTTACCTATTAGTCCTTTTTCTTTTTCTTTCTGTTCAGGAACTTTTCCTTCCATGTTTTTATCTTATCGTTTAAAAACTTCTGTATTTTCTCTTTTATTTTTTGAATAATAGGTTGAGTTACAGTCGTTGCTGCTACAGCCGTAACTGCTGCAACACTTGTTGTAATTAATACATCAGTCGGTGGTATTGGTATAGGTGGTAAAGCTGGTAATTTCAGCGTAGGTGTAACTGGTGTTTCAGTTGTTGCTATAGGTTTCGTACCTTCAGGTCTTCTTAAATCACTAGGAGGAACTACTAAAGGTACATAACTAGGTACGTCAGCCGTTGGTAAAGGTATTGATATTGTTTCTATATTTTCTACTGGTGGTAATACTATGGTGGGTATTTCCATTAATCAGCAGCTTCGGCTGTATTCGTCTTTGCCCATTCA